GTACAGGCGATCCCAGCTAACTCAGTTAGACTAGGATTCCAATACCAACCAGCTGGAAGTGAAGTAGGTGTTACTGCAAATCAATTTAAATTGTACCTAAACGGTAATGCTGTTGGAGTACAAGCCGCTACAACTGTGCCGGATGATATTGCATTAGAAATGAATATCATGGCTGCACACAAAGGAACAACTGCTAATCATTTAGTAGTTGATTACTTTAACACAATCCAGTCTAGAGTAGCTGGAACAGGTGTAAGCGCGTAATACAAATAATTAGTGTGGGGCTTTGGCCCCACATACTAATTTTAAGGAGAAACAAATGGGATTTAAAAACGATATACAAGCAACTAGATCTGATGCTGCTGCAGGTGCAGCTGCAATTATAACTCCTCCAGTAAGATTAAGAGGTATAATTATTGCTTCTGATGGTGGAGGCGCAGGTGTTCTAGAACTTACAACAACATCAAACTCAGGAACAACTTTATTTCTTGCAGATGTTCCAACAGGTGATGTAATTAATTTTAATTTTCCTGAAGATGGAATTTTATTTCCAAAAGGGGTTTTTTGTAAGACTAAAACAAATGTTGCTGCCTACACTTTATTAACAGACAAATATTCTGGTCCGAATTTAACAGCCGGATAGGAGGTCTAAGTGGCTAACGTAACCTCAGGTTCTTATGTTTTTGATAAGAATCTTGGAATAGATGAAATTATTGAAGATGCATACGAACGTATTGGGATGCAGGGGGTTTCTGGTTATCAACTTAAAACTGCAAAAAGATCTTTAAATATTTTATTTTCTGAATGGGGAAATAGAGGATTACAATTTTGGGAAGTAAAAAACCAAAATGTTACATTAGTCGATGGACAAGCAGTATATACTTTTTTTAGATCCCCAACTGATGGTACGTCAAGCGGTATTAACACAACTTTATCTGCTGGTATAAATGCAACGGTCGATACTATTGGTGTTGCTTCTGTTACAGGTATGCCAACAACAGGTGGTATAATTATTATTGGAACAGAACAAATTACTTATACTGGTATATCCTCATTAAATTTAACTGGTTGTGTAAGAGGTGTTAATGGCAGCACAGCTGCAATACACAATACAAGTGATGCAGTTTTACAATTTCCTATTGGAATGACAGACATTCAAGAAGCAGACTACAGAGTTAAATCTACTTCAGTTGATACACCAATGACAAAAATTAGTAGATCACAATATCAAGGTTTTTCAAATAAAACTTCCAAAGGTTTACCAAGTCAATATTGGGTTCAAAGGTTTATTGATAAAGTTACAATGACTTTGTATTTAACACCGGGTGCATCTGAAGATGGGAACTATATTAATTTTTATTATACAAAAAGAATTGATGATGTAGGTGCATACACAAATGCAACTGATGTTCCTTATAGATTTATTCCTTGTATGATTTCAGGGTTGGCATATTACTTAGCTGTAAAATATGCACCACAAAGAGTTCAAGAATTAAAATTGTTATATGAAGATGAATTGTTAAGAGCAGAAGATGAAGATGGTTCTTCTAATTCTACTTACATATCTCCTAAAATATATTACCCAGGTATTGGTTAATGACTACTTTTTCACAAGGTAAATACGCTTTAGCAATATCTGATAGATCAGGTATGGCTTTTCCATATAATGAAATGGTTAGAGAATGGAATGGTGCATGGGTACATATTTCTGAATTTGAACCTAAACAACCACAATTAGAACCTAAACCTACAAGTGCAGATCCACAGGCTTTACACCATGCTAGCCCAGCAAGAACAGAATTTCCAACAGAAGATTTTTTACCAAATAATCCTATTACAACTACAGCTGCAGATGCAACTGTTTCTATAGCTTTTGAAAATGGTGCTATGCAAGTCAATGATTTTATTAGATTAAGAGATATTAAATCTCCAGTAGGCGGTGTTGCAATAACTACTTTACAATTATCTACAACTTTAAATGGAGCAATAACAGATTCAGCAACAACAATTGACCTTACCGATGGGTCACAATTTCCAACATCTGGTTTTATTGTAATAGAAAAAGTAAACAGCACAACAGGAATTTATGAAAACGAAGTTATTGAATACACAGGAAGATCCACAAATCAATTAACAGGCTGTACTAGAGGGACAAGTGCACCTTACAGAGGTGTGTCTCCTAAATCTACAGTTGCAAGTTCACATAGTAATTTAGCTAAAGTTTTTGGAGCTTATAAAATATCTTTTCTTGAAGAAACAGAAGAACCCGCTGGATATAATGATAGTAGTGGTAATCCTGCTTTAACAACAACCCAAGTAGGTTTTGGTTTTGAACTTGTTAGTAATGCTAGTAGTTCAGAAACAGGGGGCGGTTTACAGTGTACAATTGGACCGATAAATGATAGGGCTTAATTATGTCAGGAGTTAAAAAATACGATTACAGCACATTAACTGCAGCAATAAGAAGTTATACTGAAGTAGATGATAGTGTTTTTACACAAGCAGTCATTGATGAATTTATAATGGGGGCTGAATTTAGAATCTATCAAGAGCTTCCTATGGACTCTGCTAGATTTGTTCAAGAAGGTACACTAGCTGCTGATGATAACACAATTAATGCACCAGCTGGTGCTTTGTTTATAAGAGGTATAGAAGTATTTAATTCTACTTCAGCTACTACAGGTAACGGAAGTTGGTTAGAGAAAAAAGACCAAACATATTTATCAGAATATACAGATAGACTAACAGGGCCTGAAGGCGATAGGACAGCTCAAGATGTAACAGGTTTTCCTAAATATTATGCAATGTTTGGTGGTGCGGATAACACCACAGACACTTCATCTGGAGGTATGTATATAGCTCCTACACCTGACGCTAATTACAAATTTAGAGTTTATTATAATAAAATGCCAAACGGCCTTGGATCTGGTACTGGTTTTAATAACAATACATATTTAAGTACATATTTTCCACAGGGTCTATTATATGCATGTCTGGTAGAGGCATACGCATTTTTAAAAGGCCCAGTTGATATGTTGACATATTATGAAAATAGATATAAAAATGCAATACAACAGTTTGCAGGAATGCAGCTTGGAAGACGAAGAAGAGACGATTACACTGACGGCACTGTTAGAATACAAGTCAAATCTCCGTCTCCATAACAAGGAGTAAAAAATTATGGCAATATCATCAGCGATTTGTAATAGCTTTAAACAAGAAATTTTAGTAGAAGGTCATAATTTTACTAATAGTACTGATCAATTTAAACTTGCGATGTACACAAGTTCAGCATCTTTAGGAGCATCTACAACAGCTTATAGTGCTACAAATGAAATTTCAAACACATCAGGTTCTGCTTATAGTGCAGGTGGTGCAAATTTAACAAGTGTAACTCCAGTTTTAGATGGTTCAACAGCAGTTTGTGATTTTGCAGACATTAGTTTTACTTCTGCATCTTTTACAGCAAATGGATGTTTAATTTACAATTCAACTAATTCTAATAAAGCAGTTTGTGTTGTAGCGTTTGGTGGAGATAAAACAGTTTCAAGCGGAACTTTTACAATTCAATTTCCTGCGGCAGCAGCATCAACAGCTATAGTTCGTATAGCATAAGGAGGAAATCCTTATGTCTATAGCCCAGACATTTACCGTAACAGTAGTCAGCACCGGTTCAGGAAATAAATACGTTATTGATGGAGTTCAACAAGACACGGTAATGATCGGTGCAGGTCTTACTTATAAGTTTGACCAATCAGATTCAAGTAATGGCACACATCCATTAAGATTTGCAACTGCTGCAGATGCAGCAGGTGGCACTCAATATACACCTGGAGTTACTGCAGTTGGAATTCCAGGTCAAGCAGGTGCATATACTCAAATAGATGTTCAAAATGGTGCACCATCAACTTTATATTATTATTGTACCAATCATGGTGGAATGGGTGGAGAAGCTAACACTGATGGTTGGGGTCGTTCTTATTTCGGACAAGCTGATTGGGGTGATACAAATATAGTTACTGAAGGTTGGGGACGACTTGCATGGGGAGCTCAATCATGGGGTGAAGCACCTGGAGTAACTCTTTCAGGACAATCAGCAACATCAGCAGTAGGAGCACTTACAACAGAAATTAGACCTGGTTGGGGTACTCTTAATTGGGGTGAAAATGGTTGGGGTAGTGTTGAAGAAGGTATAGAAAATTTAACAGGTCAAGCAATGACTTCAGCTGTTGGTGTTATTACTCCAGCAGATGTAGTTGGATTAACAGGTCAAGGAGCAACAACTTCTGTTGGAGATGTTACTTTTGTTATTTCTCCTACAGTTACATTAACCGGTCAATCAGCAACAGTTTCTAATGGACAATTAGATGTTAATGATGGTTCTGAACAATTAGTAGGTTTAGCTTCTTTAGTTGCAACAACTGCAATAGGTTCGGTAAATCTAGAAATAGGTGTTAATTTAACCGGAGTTAGCGCAACTAGTTCTGTAGGTAGTATATCAACAAATGCAGAAGATTTAATTAATATAACTGGAGTTGGTGCAACTTCTTCAGTAGGATCAGTAACTTTAGAAATAGGAGTTCCTTTAACAGGAGTTTCTGCGACAGTTTCTGTGGGTGCAATTTCACCAGCAGATGTTATGGGATTAACTGGACAAGAGGCTACTTCTGCGGTAGGAAATGTGGCTCCATTAGGATATGGAGATGTTGATATTACTGGAAATACAAGTTATAACAATGTTGACGTAACGCATGAAACATCGTATACAGACGTAACGCACGTAGCTTAGGAGAAAAAAATTATGGCTTCAACTTACACACCTCTAGGTGTTGAACTAATGGCAACTGGTGAAAACGCCGGTACTTGGGGAACAAAAACTAATACAAACTTACAGCTTATAGAACAACTTGTAGGCGGCTATTCTGCAAAATCAATTGCAGGTGGAGCACAAACTACAGCTTTAACAGTTATAGATGGTAATACTACTGGAACAGGTCAGTTTAGAATGATCGAGTTTACTGGAACTATTACAGGAAATCAAATTGTAACAATTCCTTTAGACGTAGAAACTTTTTATTTTTTAAGAAACACAACTTCTGGAGCTTACACAGTACAATTTAAATATGTATCTGGTTCAGATAGTGGAACAACTTTTTCTGCTACTGATAAGGGAGATAAATTAGTATTCGCTACTGCAAATGATGGAACTAATCCACAAATAAAAGAAATAGCTTTATCTTCACCTCCAGGTGGATCAAACACACAAGTTCAATTTAACGATTCAGGTTCTTTTGGTGGTTCTGCTAATTTAACTTTTGATGGTAGTAATTTATCTATTGCTGCTCAAGGAGATTTAAGATTATTAGATTCAACTGGTGGAGAGTATGTAGCATTACAAGCACCAGCAACTGTAGCTTCAAACGTAACTTTAACTTTACCAGCTAACGACGGAGATGCTGATCAAGCATTGATCACTGATGGTTCTGGTAATTTATCTTTTTCAACTATTTCAGGCGGTGCTGCATGGCAAGCTGTTGTTACATCAGCTAGTAAAGCAGCAACTGCAGGAGAAGGTTATTTTCTTAACACTACATCAAATGCAATTACTTTAACTTTACCTGGGTCTGCATCGATTGGAGACTTTGTTTCATTCGTAGATTACGCAGGTACATTCGATACTAACAATTTAACAATTGCTAGAAATGGCCATAAAATACAGGGGGCAACAGCAGATTTGACTGTGTCTACAGAAAGAGCGGCGAACACACTGGTCTATGTAGATGCGACTCAAGGTTGGTTGTTGCAGACTAAATAATGTCTGAATATCGTGAAATACAAGGAGCGGCTATTCAGTCGTTATCCTCTAACACTGGAACAATTACAGGTCAAATTTGGTATGACAATTCTGCTGGTGCTTTTAAACTAGAAGGATTTGCACCATCAGCTTGGTCAACAGTCCCTAATTGTCCATATTCTGCTAGAGATGCATCTGGATTTGGAACACAAACAGCAGGAGTTATTTTTGGTGGACCAACTCCAAGTTATGTAAGCACTGCAGTTGAATATAATGGATCAAGTTTTACTGTTGTTACAAGTGTCCCTCAAGCAATTGGAGGATTAGATTCTGATGGACCACAAACTGCTGGTTTAACAGCAGGAGGAAATACTCCAGGTTCAGGTCCTTTGAATCAAGTAGCTTCTTTTGATTACAATGGATCAGCTTGGACTTCAAACCCTAATTTAAACATACAAAGAACAGGACATGCAACAATTGGAAATACAGCTGCACAGACTGCAGCAATAGCTATTGGTGGAGAACCTTCACCTGCCGCTGCTACAACATCAGATTGGGATGGTTCAACTTGGACAGCAGGAGCTGCTGCACCGGGCTGGGCTCAAGGTACATCAGGTGGTGGAACAACTTCTGCAGCTTTTGTTAATGCTAACGTTTCTGATGGTGATGCAACATTAAATTATAATGGTTCAACTTGGTCATCAGGAAATAATTCTAATCATGAACACAACTACGGTGGAGCAGGAGGACTTGCATCATCAGGCATAACTTTTGGCGGATCAGTTGTTGGTCCAGCAGCAAAAACAGCTCAAGCAGAATTATATGATGGAACTTGTTGGACATCAGATGCTAGTATGAACGAGGCTAGAAGTAATGCACACGGAAAGGCTACAGTAAATGGCCCTGCTATTTTAGTTGCCACTGGAAATCCTGGACCTCCAGGTTATACTAATGCGGCAGAAGAATACAGCGGAGCGGCAGCAGCAACTAGAACACTAACACTAACTTAAAAATTAAGGAGGACAAACTATGGCACATAAAACATATCAATACTGCGTAGCAGAAAACTGGGGTAAAGGTTTTATCACTAATGATGATTCTAGAAAAACTTCACCTGCAGCTTTTCCTGGTAATGTTTGGAGAGTACATGCTCATAATCAAGATGCTAACAGATGGATTTCTGGAGTAGCTGGAGTTCACAAAACTTTATCTGAAGCACAAGCAATTGTTGATGCAGAAGTTACTCAAGCACAAGCTGATTGGGATGCTCTACCTGAGGCTGAAAAAGCACCAGCTTTAGGATATAACACAAGACCAGAAGATATAACATTGGAGGAATAATAAGTGGCAACTTATTACGACATATTTGGACAAAAGGTACAATACCTTTCATCAGATCCTAGCCCAGTAGCAGTGGGACAGGTTTGGTATAACTCGACTACTAACACTGCAAAAATTTATACAAATGTTGGAGCTGCTGTTTCTACAGGTGGACAATTAAATACTTCTTTAGGAGCACTTGGAAATCAAACTGGAACACAAACTGCTGCTTTAGCATTTTCTGGTAATGGTCTTCCTAACACTGAAGAATATAATGGAACAGCTTGGACAGCTAGTAATGCTGTAAATTTAGCTAGATATGCTGGATCTGCTGGTGGAACACAAACGGCAACTTTTTTTGGTGGTGGTTCTGTTCCTGCAGGTAGCCCTGGTCCAGGTGCTACAGAAAATTATAATGGAACGTGTTGGGCAACTAGTGGAACTATGGGAACCGCTAGAAAATATTTAGACGGCTGTGGAACTCAAACTGCAGGTTTGGCTGGAGGTGGAGGTTATCCTGTACCGACAAGAACTGCCTGTGAAGCATATAATGGTTCTTCTTGGACGGGTCTTCCAAGTTTAAATAATGGAGGATATGGTATTAGAATAACTAAAGAAGGAACTCAAACAGCTACGATTGCTGCTGGAGGAACTCCAAGAGCAACTAACACTGAAAGTTTTGATGGTTCTAGTTGGACAAACGTTGCAGCTTTTCCTGGAGGAATAGGCGGCGGAGGAATGGCAGGAACTCAAGCAGACGGAGTTTATTTTAGTGGAACTAGTCCGGCTCCAGCTATCGTAACAACAATTCATGATTGGAATAATACTACTTGGACAACAAGTCCAGCTACAGCTATTCTAGCTAAAGCTTCACTGTATGGTTCAGGAGCAGCAGCTTCATCTGTATTTGCTGCTGGAACTAATCCAGCATCACCAACTACAGGACAAAATACACAAGAATTAACAGACCCAAGTTTTGCAACTCAAACAATATCAACAACATAAATTATGGCAGATTATATAAACATACATGGAAACAATATACCGATCAGAGCTTCTGATCCTAGTAATCCTGTTATAGGAGAAATTTGGTATAATTCAACTTCTAGTCTTTTAAAAGGTAGAATATTTCAAGCAGACTCTTTTTCTACTATTGCATCTAGAGCTACAACAACCAGAGGATCAGGTCAAGCTGGAACAGTTACTGCAGGACTTGTTACTGCAGGTTTTACAGGTTCATTTCCAATCATTAGAACTACCGAAGAATGGAATGGATCAGCTTGGAGTGGAGCACCTGATACAGGTTCAGATCACTACGTTGCATCTATGTCTGGAATTCAAACAGCAGCTATCATAGCAGGGGGATATAAAACTATACCACATTCGGGTGGTATGAATGGGCAAACAGAAGAATATGATGGAAGTAATTGGACATCGGGACCAACTTTAAATAGTCCAAGATATGGAATGGGAAATGTAGGTGGTACATCTGCGGCAGTAGCTTTTGGTGGAGAAGTTCCACCAGGTTCTCAAACAGCTGCCACTGAAGACTGGGATGGTTCAAATTGGACATCATCAAACAATATGAATACAGCAGCTAATTACAGAGGATCTATGGGTAATACAACACCAGCAGCTTATGCAGTAGGTGGTTTTCTTGGTCCTCCTGGAAGAACAGCCAATGTTGAAAAATATAATGGAACTTGTTGGTCTGCAGTTAACTCTTTAAATGTAGCTGTTACTAGTCAAGCTGCTTGGGGATCACCAACTTCTGGTCTTTCCGTTGGAGGTAATAGAGGAAACCCTGCACCTTCTGCATCAGATGTAGCTGAAAGTTGGGACGGAACTTGTTTTACAGTATCTGCAGCTACTTTAAGCACACCACGATCTAACGCTTGGAATGGTTTTGGAAGCAGTGGATCTGATGGTATAGTTGCTGGAGGATATAACGGCACAGCTAATACTAATGTTTGTGAAGAATTTTCAGGAGCAGCGGCTTCTACTAAAACCATTAGTAGTTCTTAATATTGACTTTATTTTTATAAAGTATATAAATTAAAAACTAGAAATTAATAAAGGATAAAATATGTCAGAAAAAAGAAATATAAAAGAACTTGTTGATAAAGAATCAGATAATTTACAAAACATACTAGATCCAAAAGATGTTACTGATTTTAAAGACATGGTCGATGAACTAAGAGATACTTGGACTAAAAAACAAGTCTTTAGAACTGAAACAGAAATGAGATTTTCAGTTTTAAATGATTTTAAATATCCAAATAAAGCTTCAAAATATTGGCAGTGTGTTAGAGAACAGAATGTTTATTTAGAAAACTTAATGACTCTATCTTTTGAATACAGAAGAAATGAAGTTAAGTTAAAAAGATTAAAACAAAAACTAGAAACAGAAACTGACGAATTAAAAAAAGAACTTATTAAAATTGACATTGATGAAAAAACTTTTGGTAAAGCTAATATGGAATTAACAGCAAAAGACAGAATGAGAGAAATTAAATTATGGTCTCAAATTAAAAAAGAAAATGACGACGGTTCTTTTGATAAACAAGATGTTAATACCCATCAAATGGAGTCATATCATTCAATTATGTTAAATAGAAAAAAAACATTAACAGCTGGTTCTAGCCAACCTGAAGTATTTAATGTACTAGGTCAATTAGAAACATTAGAACGTGTAAAGAAAGAGAGAGGACAAATTGAAAGTAAAAAGAGAGAAGCTATTTCTTCGAAACCAAACCTTGGAGCAGAACCCAAGTAATCAAAAAAAGACTGATCTATATAAGAGAGTAAGAGATCATGTTAAGAAAACAGGTTTTATAGTTAATCCATTATTAGTTGTAGAAGATGGTGATAGATATAAAGTTGTTTATGGAAACAATAGATATTTAGCTGGAGTAGAAGTGGGGTTAAAAGAATTTCCTATAAAAATTTTACCTGATGATGAAGTTGAAACTATAAGAGAAAATTACATTGACCATAAAAAAGTTGAAGGTGTTGATATAGATGAATAAACAATTATTTTTTTTAGTTGCTACACCAAGATCAGGTAATACTGTGTTTGCATCTATAATGAATCAAAATCCTGAAATTGCTTGCACTGCAAATTCAATAACTTTAGAAGTTATGAAGGACATAGATTTTTTAAAAACATCAGACATATTTTTTAATTACCCTGACCACAATTCCTTAAATAATGTTTTAAAATCTGTCTTTGATAATTACTATAAAGACTGGCCTCAAAAATATATTATAGATCGAAACCCAGTAACCACACCAGGTAATTTAAAATTAATGAAAAATTATTTTCAAAGGCCTTTTAAATGTATTATTTTAGTTAGAAATTTATTAGATATTTTAGCTTCTTATATTAAATGGTATTCAGAAAATCCAAATGCTTTTTTAAATAAAATAGGTAATACTGATGAAGAAAAATTACTTAAATTAATGAATAAGAAAGGAACAATAGCTAAGGATTTAGAAGCTATAAAAAACGCTAACAATTATCCTGAGATGTGTCACTTTATTAAATATGATGATATGGTATCAAAACCAGAACAAGTATTTTCTGATCTATATGAATTTTTAGGAATTAAATTATTTAAACACAGTTTTCAAAACTTGAAACAACTAGAAGTTAATGGTATATGTTATGACGATACTATAGTTGGAAACAATATGCATACCATAAAGACAGAATTAAAAAAACAACCTAACCCGTATTACCACAGAATACCAGAAAGATTTATTAAAGAATATGGCCATATCAAATTTTAATTTTATATTTTTAGGACAATCAGTTTTAAAATACCACGTTCCATTAGATATCTATCATATAATTAATCATGTTTATGAAACAAAGTATTCTGAATTACAATCTGCTAATAAACAATTAGTTGGTAAGATAGAAAAAGAACATAGTTTATTTTACAATGGTTATGACAACGAAAATATAGAACGACATACCCTACTACCATTAAATATTTTAAAATGGTTTGAAGACTGCTATCGACATTATTTAGATTGGAATAAAAAAAAACATTATCAAATAAATTTAAACTCTATTTGGGTAAATGAAATGAAAGAACACGAATATAATCCAATTCACGTTCATCAAGGAAGTATATTTACAGGATTATCAAGTGTAATGATTTTAAAATTACCTGAGTCTTATGGTGTAGAATATTCCGCATTACATCTGCCACAAAATGGAAAGCTACAAATACTAGGTGCAGCTAATGGTCAGTTTGCAAATGTGGATTATCAACCAGAAATTGCTGAAAGAGATTTTTATATTTTTCCGTACGACATGAGACACTGCGTTTACCCTTTTAATGGACCAGGTATGAGAAGAACTTTAGCTGCAAATTGTGATGTAGATTATAATCCAATTACAAATAGAGGAGTGACTTAATGTACGAGAACATGCATATAAGTGAACCTAGATGGAAGAGTTGGATTATACAAACAACGACACCACTGTTTACACCAGAGCAGTGTAGACAGGTTATAGAATGTGGAAGAAGGCAACGACCACAACAAGCAAAAGTTGGTACGGGTAAAACTGAAGGTAATACAGATACGAAGAAAAGAGTTACAACAATATCTTGGATACCATTTAAAGAAATGGAACCTATGTATAGTGATCTTTATAAATTTATACAAAAAGCAAATGAGAATCATTTTGGTTTTGGTGATATACAAATAACAGAGAATGCACAATTTACAGAATATCCAGAAGGTGGGTTTTATGATTGGCATATGGATTGTGATGTGCACATGCAACACGAACCACCGGTGCGAAAAATATCAATGACTTTATTATTAAATGACCCATCGGAGTTTAAAGGAGGACACTTAGAACTTATGGCACCAGGAAAATTTGCAGAACTTAAACAAGGTCATGCTATTTGTTTTGCATCGTTTTTAAATCACAGAGTGCAACCGGTAACACAAGGTGTTAGACAATCTCTTGTTGTTTGGTTTGGAGGTAAGCCTTTTAGATGATTAAAGAACAATTTTTTCCAACAACTATTTATGCAAAGGATATAAAAATAGACAACGATATATTAACCAATTGTATCGTAGACATGTCTAAAAAAAATAAAGGTTTAAAAAAAACAAATATGCATGGTTGGCATTCTGATAATCTTGATTCATCACACAAAGAGTTTAATCCATTGATTGATGAATTATATATTATGCAAAATGAAATATATCAGGAAGAATGGTTAGATAAGAAACCTATTCTAGGTAATTTGTGGGCCAACTTAAATCCACCAGGTGCTTACAATAGACCACATATACATCCTAATGCATTATGGTCTGGTGTATATTATGTAAAAGCACCAGAAAATTCAGGTAAAATTGTTTTTAATGACCCAAGACCAGGGGTACAAATAAACGTGCCTGTTATGAAAGCTGGTGTTACTCCACAACATTTATGGAAAGAGTGCTATCTACCACCTCTATCAGGGAGAATAATAATGTTCCCTTCTTGGTTGTGGCATTGTGTTGAACTTAATGAATCTAATGATATAAGGATATCAGTTTCATTTAATTTTATACAGGAAGGTTTTAATGTTCAATAAATATCAAGTGATAAAAAATGCAGTTAGTTATGATTTAGCTAATTTTATATTTAACTATTTTCTTTTAAAAAGAGATGCGGTCAAGTTTATGTATGATAATAATATTGTATATAATAATGGTATGTTAGGGACGTGGACAGACAAACAAATACCCAACACATATTCACATTATGCAGACCCTGTAATGGAAACATTGCTTGTTAAAATGTTGCCTGTAATGAAACAACATATAGAACTAGATCTAGTGCCTACATATTCTTATGCTAGAGCCTATAAAAAAGGTGATGAATTAAAAAAACATAAAGACAGACCAAGCTGTGAGATATCTACTACTATTAATTTGGGGGGAGATCCATGGCCTATATTTATAGATGGTACAGGAGCTGACACCGTCATAGATGAATACAAAAATATACATAAACCCAATGCACCCAAAGGTACAAAAGTCTTGCTTGAAGTAGGAGATATGCTAGTATATAGTGGCTGTGAACTTGAACATTGGCGAGAGCCTTTTGACGGGAACATTTGCGGTCAAGTATTTCTACATTATAATCATGTAAATGGCCCATTTGCTGAAAAAAACAAGTTTGACGGAAGACCTATGCTAGGTCTACCATCATTTGTAAAATAGTATTATAATGAGGTTATATGTTACAAAAATTAGGATTTGCACCTGGGTTTAATAAACAAGTCACAGAGACCGGGGCCGAGGGACAATGGTTCGATGGTGACAATGTTAGATTTAGATACGGCACTCCAGAAAAAATAGGTGGTTGGACACAGTTAGGTGATGATAAATTAACTGGTGCAGCCAGAGCTATTCATCATTGGGACGATAACGCCGGCATTAAATACGCAGCCATAGGAACTAACAGAATTTTATATGTATACTCAGGCGGAGTATATTATGACATACACCCTATTAGAGCAACATTAACTGGTGCTAATTTTACAAGTACGTCAAGCCAAAGTATTATTACCATTACATGCAGTGGTGCTCACGGATTAGTAGAAAAAGATATTGTTATGTTAGACAATGTAGCTAGTATTCCTGTATCATCTAGTTTTACTGCTACTGATTTTGAAGATAAAAAATTTATGGTAACGTCTACACCTACGACTACCACTTTTACTATTACAATGGATGCTAATGAAACAGGCACACCAATGAGTGCAGCAGGATCAACATCTGTTTTATGCTACTACCACGTAGGACCAGCACAACAGTTAGGTGGTTATGGTTGGGGTACAGGTCTATATGGTGGAACAGCTTTAGGAGCAGCCACAACTACTTTATCAACAGCTTTAACAGATTTAGTAACAACAGATATTGTATTAGCAAACACTGCAGCTTTTCCATCTTCGGGAGAAATTAGAATTGGTACAGAAGATATAAGTTTTACGAGCAACAATACCTCTACAAATACTTTAAGTGGAGGAGCAAGAGGAGTTAACGGAACAACAAAAGCAACACATAGTTCGGGTGCAAGTGTTTTAAATATATCTGATTATGTTGCATGGGGTGATCCATCTAATGCTGATTTTACTATTGATCCTGGAATGTGGATTCTTGATAACTATGGTACAAAATTAATTGCTCTTATATATAACGGCCAATGTTTTGAATGGGACGCGTCTGCTGGAAACGCTACATCTACTAGAGCAACATTATTAGCTAACGCACCTACAGCATCTAGACATGTGTTAGTATCTACTCCAGATAGACACTTAGTATTTTTTGGTACAGAAACAACAGTAGGCAATGCTACTACGCAAGATGATATGTTTATAAGATTCTCTTCTCAAGAAAGTATTGATGAAACAGATTCTTATACAGTTAAAGCAAACAATACCGCAGGCACACAAAGACTTGCAGATGGCTCTAAAATTATGGGAGCCATTAAAGGTAGGGATGCAATCTATGTATGGACAGATACTGCATTGTTTCTAATGAAGTTTGTAGGCCAACCTTTTACTTTCTCATTCGAACAGGTGGGAACTAACTGTGGATTATTTGGTAAAAATGCATGTATAGAAGTTGATGGTTCTGCGTATTGGATGTCTGAGAATGGATTCTTTACTTACGACGGTCAATTAAAATCTTTGCCTTGTCTTGTTGAAGACCATGTTTACGATGATATTAATGCTGTATCTAGAGATCTTATTAATGCAGGTTTAAATAATTTGTTTGGTGAGATTAGTTGGTTTTATTGTACATCTGCATCAGATGCTGTTAACAGAGTTGTAACATACAACTATTTAGATTCTAATCCTAAACGTCCTATATGGACAACAGGTACTTTACCTCGAACAGCATGGCAAGATTCTGCAGTATTTGATAAACCACACGCAACTTTTTATGATCCAACAGATAACGCTTCTACTGAATGTATTGGAAATACTGATGGTATTACTATATACTATGAGCAAGAAACAGGGACCGATCAAATTAATTCTGGTGGTGTAACAACTGCTATTATTGGTACGATTACATCTGGTGACTTTGATATTACACAAAGAAGAAGTAACACAGGAGCAACTGTAGGTATGCCAGATCTTAGAGGAGACGGTGAGTTTATTATGAGAATACAAAGATTTATACCAGATTTTATTTCACAAACAGGTAATACCCGAGTTAGTTTTGTAACAAGAAATTATCCAAATAGTTCTGCAACCACTACAAACTTTGACGTAAGTTCTACTACAACTAAAAAAGATACACGACTTAGAGCTAGATCTATTGCTATTAAAGTTGCCAACACTACAACTAATGAAGATTGGAAACTTGGTACATTTAGATTAGATATTGCACCAGGAGGTAGAAGATAATGGTAGCATTTTATAACGCAGGCGATCAAGAACTTTACAAAACATATCAATATCTTCCACAAGAAAAATATAGACTAGGTCTTAATCTACCAAAGACAGAACAAGACGTAAGCGCTATTAATACTAGTTTTGGAATACCTGCAACTAATGCTTTTACTGGAGGTGGAAATAATTTTAGTGTTTACAATGCAGACCCTAATACAATAACAAACAGAAATCCTAATAAATACGCTTTGCAAGATGCAAGGTACGCTAATGAATTATCTTATGTAGGAAAAAAAAATCAACCTGCAAATCCAAACATAACATCAATAGCAAATTTTGATGAAGTGTTTGGACCAAAAACTTTTACTGATAGTTTAGGAGAAGTAAGAACTATTCCAGGTGAAGAAAGATTTAGTTTTCCAGGTGGTCCAAGTATTCCAAGTAACTCTCTTTATTCAACAAGAACAGAAGCAATAAAAAATATGGAAAATTATCCAGAGTATTATGGATTAGATGCAGCTGCACGAAAAGATAAAGAACCTACAAAATTTCAAGAACTTATATCACGAGGAATAGATTTTATACCAGGTATAGGAGCTGTTAAAAAAGGAGCTGAATTTTTATCAAACGCTATAAGTCCGTACATGCCTATAAACAGAAGAGCAATAATGGAAAATCAAGCAGGTCTTGATGGTGTAATGATTAATGACATTGGTCAAATTGTATTAGGACAAGGACAAGCATATGATACGCCAGAAGGTATTATGGCTGGATATAATTACAATCAAATGACTGAGAAAACTTTTGACAAAAGACAATCTGGTATAGAAAAAACATTAAGAAGTAAATACGACTTTAATGATGATGATATGAATAATTTAAATAAAGGTATTGTTACGGATGAGATGAAAGCAAAAGGATTTAATGACATAATGGATGATACAACAAACTTAATATCTAATTATATTAATGTAGGTATTGCTAAGAAAAATTTCACCGACACGGTACTTACTTCAGACAAAATTGTAGATATCAAAAAAGATACTAAAAATCAGAAAACTGGTGATGGTGATGGTGGTGGCGGCGGTGGTTCAGCATTTGATCCAAAAGGACCAACTCAAAAATCTATACGTGAGTCAAGACCAGACAAATCTGGAGCAACTGGAAAAGATAAAGGTGGATTTACTAATCCTGGTAAAGGAAGCTATGGACCACATATGGCATATGGAGGACTAGCAAGTATTTTATAATGGCAAAGATAGTAGAATCATTAACTAGAGCAGAACCAGAATACAGTCAAAGAAATATACAGTCTTTGGTTAGGGATCTTGACTCTGTGATTACAAAATTAAATAGTACGTTTCAAGATGAAGTTAAACAGGAGATAGAAGCTAAAAGCTTCTTTATGGAATAATGGCAGTAGTAAACCAATATAAATTTTATGGTAAAACAACGACAGCTGCAGAAACTGTAAACATGTTATCACCAGCTGTTAACGAAACATATATTGTTAGATCATTAAGAGTTACAAATAAATCAGGTTCTAATACACCGACAGTAACTATTAAAAACAACGCATTTGAGATAGTAAATACACAAACATTAGTAGCTGCTACTAGTGTAGAAATATTAACTTTACCCTTAATTGTAGAGGGTGGAACTGTGTTATCTTATACTACAGCAGGCACCGTCTCTGATGGGGTGGTGTTTGGTATTAGTTATCTCAATATATTAAAGGAGAAAATAGACTAATGGAAACAAAACAAGCAAAAGTAGAGACAACTTATAGACATAAAAAAACTGGTGAGCTTTTTAAGGAAAGAAAAGACTGGGAAAGCAAAGGTTTTAAGAATGAAGACATGGCACAAGACGTAAAAGTTATAATGCCACCTCTTGATTTGTTCTCAAAAACCAAGTAAACATAGGAATTAAGGTAAAATTATGGCAATATCTAGAATGCAAGAACCCAGACAAATGTATGGATTAGGTAGTATCGTTAAGAAAGCGGTACGAGGCGTTAAGAAAATTGCTAAAAGTCCATTAGGTAAAGCAGCTATTGGTGGTGCTTTAATGTTTGGTATACCTGGAACAGGTATAGGCGGTCTTTTTGGTAGAGCTAGTTTAGGTGGAGGAGCCACAGGTTTATTTGGACAAAAAGGAATAGCCGCTACTTTGGGCGCAGGTAGAGCAGCACTTGCAAGTAGATTTGCACCTAAAGCTATTGGTGTAGACAAATTTGGTAATCAAATACTTCAAAGAAAAGCTCCAGGTTTTCTTAGTTCATTAAATCCTTTCGGTGGTAACTTTAGTGGTAAGAATGCATTTCTTACAGCAGGTGCTTTAGCAACTGCAGCACCTTTTATGGCAGGTGCTTTTGGTGACGACGAAGAAGTAGAAGAAGTAGAAGATGTAATGGATATTGGTGGTATCAGACAAAGTGCAAGAGATTATTACATGGGCACAGGTGGAAAGAATTTAGCGTTTATGCCACAAAAAAAATATGTAATGCAAAATTTTTATCAACCTAATGCTGATGGCGGTCGTGTCGGATATGCTAAT